GACGCCAATAAGGCGCAGTTCAATGAAGATCACGGGCGTTATGGCGAGTGGAACAAGGTGGCGTCCATTCCACTGGCGGTTTTTTATGATTTGAAGATGAAGGGTATTGTGGATGACCCGGTTGCCATGAAGAAATGGCTGAATGACCCGGATAATCGGTTTTTCCGCACTAGGCCAGGGCGCGTGTAATGCAGGCAACGGTGTCAGTCTGTGTCCCCTGCCGCGATGTGGTGGATAGCGGGTTTGCCTTTGACTTGGCCCGGTGCGTTGCGGCCCATACGGCGGCAACCAGGGACAGGGTGCTTCTGTTTCAGAACCAAGGGACGCTGATCGTCAATCAAAGGCAGGAACTGGCGCAGGCGTCCTTGGATGCAGGCGCCACGCATATCCTGTTTATTGACGCTGATATGCGGTTTCCAAAGGACGCCATCTTCAGGCTGTTGCAGCGCGATGAGGCGATTGTCGCGGCTAATTACAGCACGCGTAAACTTCCCCTTCAGTCGGTGGCTTTCCGTGACGATACCACCACCGAGCGGGTTTACACGGAGCAGAACGATACGGGGCTGGAATCGGTGGCAGCTATCGGCATGGGGCTAATGCTGATCAAGGCTGAAGTTTTCCAGAAAATGCCGAAACCATGGTTTTTCATTCACTATCAAAATGGTGTATATAGCGGAGAGGACATCTGGTTCTGCCGGTCAGCTAGGGAAACAGGGTTTAAGGTGATGCTAGACCACGATATTAGCCATCAGGTGCGCCATATCGGGGGCTTTGAGTTTTCCTGTGCCCATGCGGCAGCTTCAAGGGGTGAATAGATATGGCGATTTCCAACTATTCCACCCTACAGGCTTCTATCGGGGATTGGCTGAATAGGTCCGATTTGACGGCGGTTATTCCTGATTTTATCACCTTGGCGGAGGCGCAGTTCAACCGGAACATCCGCCACAGGCGCATGGTGGAGCGGGCTACGGCGACGCTGGATAGCGAGTACAGCGCCGTCCCGGCTGATTGGCTTGAAAGCATCCGTTACCAGATTAACACCAATCCCATTACGGTAATGGAGTTCGTTTCGCCTGATCAGGCGGCGATGTTGAAGGGTGCCAACGGGACCACCGGCAAGCCGATCTATTATACGCAGATTGGCCAGCAGTTTCAGGTTGTCCCGGCGCCGGATAGCGGGTCCGCCTATACTGGCGAGTTGACCTATTACGCCACGATCCCGGCGCTTTCGGTTTCCAATACAACGAATTGGCTTCTGACGGATTCGCCTGATCTGTACCTATATGGCGCGCTTTTGCAGGCTGCGCCCTATTTACAGGACGATCAGCGTATTTCTACCTGGGGAACGCTTTATGAGCGGTGCCTTAACGATCTGAAGGTTTCCGATGAGCGGAGCCGGATGGCAACCAGCGCCCTTCGGATGCGGGCTAGGAGTTTCGGCTAATGACCACCAACGCCTTCACCAATTATCTTGAAAACAAGATAATGGCTTATGTGTTTTCCGGCACGGCGTTTTCTTCGCCGTCTGGGAGCCTCTACCTTGGTCTGTTCACGGCGGCGCCTGGCGAGGGCGGAGGTGGCACGGAAGTCTCTGGCAATGGTTATGCTCGCAAGGCGGTCACAATGACCACCAGCGGCAACGCCAGCACCAATAGCGGCGCGGTTGAGTTTGACGCTGCAACTGCGTCTTGGGGAACCATTACCTATGTTGCTGTTTTCGATGCGCTGACTTCCGGCAATATGCTGGCTTACGGCGAATTGACGGTTTCCAAGACAATTGGCTCCGGCGATGTATTCCGTATCCCGGCTGGTGATCTCGACATCACGCTTGAATAGAGGTTGGTGAAATGGCGTTTGTTATTGCGGATCGTGTAAGAGAAACGTCCACCACCACCGGCGCGGGTAACTTTACCTTAGCTGGTGCGGTAACGGGGTATCAGACTTTTGATTCGGCCCTAGATACGGGTGACACAACTTACTACGCCATTGCAGACCAGGGTGGCGCTAATTGGGAAGTGGGTATTGGTACATTTACCAGCCCATCTACATTGGCGCGCACAACCATTTTATCATCCAGCAATGGCGGTAGCGTTGTTACCTTTGGCGCTGGCACCAAGGATGTGTTTATTAGCCTTCCTGCCAGCAAAACGAATGTTGAAGACCAGCCCAATCTGATTGAGGTTAATAGTTCTTCAGCGGCCCTTCGCATCACCCAAACAGGCGCTGGCAATGCGCTGGTGGTTGAGGATAGCGCTAATCCTGATGCTTCGCCGTTTGTGGTGGATGCAAGCGGCAACGTGGGGATTGGGACGAGTTCGCCGTCGGAAAAATTGTCTGTTCATAGTGCTATTGGCATTCGTGGTAGCAACTTTGCTAGCTTGAGTTATTTCGGTTCGTCAGTAAACACTACTGGCGTTTATACGGGCCTTGATTCAGCGGGCGGTTATGTCGTCAATGTTCGTGATGCAGGCTATCAGGCGTTCCTCACCAACAACACCGAGCGTATGCGCATCGACGGCAGCGGCAACGTGGGGATTGGGACGAGTTCGCCGACTGGAAAACTGCATGCGGTTTTATCTACATCATATTCCCCTGGCTCTGGTTGGTCGTCATCTACTGCTGTATTTGGCGGGTCAACTTCAGTATCAGGTGCTTTTGGTATCGCATACGATGATACAAACGGAGCTGGACTAGCTTCTATTATTCCAGGCACTTCTTACAAACCTATTTACACAAACTGTTCAGAGTTTATCGTAAAGACAAACGGCACCACCGAACGTATGCGTATCAACAGCAGCGGCAACGTAGGGATTGGGACGGCATCACCAGACGCTTTACTGACCGTAAATACCGTAGCTTCCTTTGGCGCCGGGACTGTTGGCGCTCCATCTATTGCAGCGAAAGGCGACTTAAATACAGGTATTTATTTTTCCGCCGCTGATACGCTTGATTTTAGCACTGCTGGAACCCAGAGAGGACAGTTTGATTCCTCTGGTAATTTTAAGTTTAATTCTGGATATGGCTCAGTCGCCACCGCGTATGGATGCCGGGCTTGGGTGAACTTTGACGGCACCGGAACGCCATCTATCCGCGCGAGTGGGAATGTCACCAGCATTACTGACGGTGGAACGGGTCTTTATACGGTTAATTTTACTAATGCTATGCCTGATTCAAATTTTGCGGGAGTTCTAACCACCAACAACAACTTAAATGATGGAAGTAAAGCTGATGCAATAGTATTACCAAGTAGCGCGTCAAGCGTCAGTATTAATTTACAAAGAAAGATTAATGACAGTGCAAGCAGCGGGCAACAATACGATGCAGACTTTATATCTGTTGTAATTTTTAGATAAGGAATCATTATGAATAAATGTATTATTTACCCTATAGACGAAAACGGTGTCAGGAAATTAACAATAACGCCAGCGGAGTAAGGTAGATGTTTGGCTTCTCAACCTTTTCTCAGACCTCCTTCGCGGCGCTATCCGGGACGATAGTTGAGGGCCAGGTTGCGATTGACGCCACTGCTGATTTGGCCGTTTCAGCCAATATAACGGCGGCAGGGGCGGCACAGATTGATGGTGTCGCTGATCTGGTGGTTGTAGCCCAAAGCATACAGGCTGGTCAGGTCGCCATAGACGGGATTGGTGATCTAGCCGCCACTGCCCAGCGTATCCAGAATGGCGCCGTCGCCATAGATGGGGTGGCGGATGTAACAGCTTCCGGGGTGGTGGTTTACCTGGGCGCGGTGACGATAGAAGGCATTGGAAGCCTATCTGTCTCCGGCCAGATGGTTGTTTCTGGATCAGCGGCCTTTTCTGCCTCTGGCGCCATGGAAGTATCGGCCATTCTTAAGTGGTCAAACATTCCAGATGGCACAGAAATATGGACCCAGGCGACTGATTCCGCTACAATATGGACGCCGGTTGCAGATGGTTCAGAGGTTTGGACCCCAGCAGCCCCGGTGTCTAATACTTGGACAGCGATACCGGATGGCGCTGAGACATGGACGAGGGTGCAATAAATGGCTGATACCACCACCACCAACCTGGGGCTAACGAAGCCGGAAGTTGGGGCTTCTGCCGATAGCTGGGGCGGTAAGCTGAACACCGATCTGGATTTGTTGGATGCCTTGTTTGCGGGGGCTGGTACTGGCACGAGTGTTGGGTTGAATATTGGGGCTGGTAAAACTCTTGCGGTTGCTGGTACTGCCAATCTTTCTGGTACTGCCAATCTTTCTGGCACCACGAATGCGACGGGAACTTTCAAATCCGACACGATTTCAGAATATACCGCTGCCGCAGGCGTCACCATTGATGGCGTTCTTCTAAAAGATTCGGCGGTTAATTCAGACACAATTAATGAAAAGACCGCCGCCGCAGGCGTCACTATTGATGGCGTACTTTTGAAAGATGCGGCGGTTAATACCGACACAATCAATGAGAAGACTTCCGCCGCTGGTGTTACGGTTGACGGTGTTCTTCTAAAAGATGCGGCTGTTAATACAGACACAATCAACGAAAAGACGGCGGCGGCTGGCGTCACTATTGATGGCGTTCTTCTGAAGGATTCTGCCGTTAATACAGACACCATTAACGAAAAGACTTCGGCGGCTGGCGTCACCATTGATGGTGTTTTACTGAAGGATAATGGTGTTGTTGTCGGGGCTGGGACAGTTTCAGCGCCGACTATCGCCCCAACAGGAGATGCCAACACTGGTATTTATTTCTCCGGGGCGGATGCGGTTGATATTGCTACTGGTGGCGTACAGCGTGGGCAGTTTGATTCATCTGGTAATTTCAAATTTAATTCGGGTTATGGTTCAACCGCCACGGCTTATGGGTGCCGGGCTTGGGTGAATTTCAACGGCACGGGGACGGTTGCGATAAATGCTAGTGGTAACGTCACCAGCATTACTGACGGCGGAACTGGCACTTATACGGTCAATCTAACTACCGCCATGCCAGACGCGAATTACGCAGCCGTTGTTTCTTGCGGATTTAGCGCTCAATCAGCGCGGGCTGACTTGACCGGTAAAACATCTAGTGCTTGCCCCGTGATTACTCACAGTGGCAATGGGACCAACACCGACTCAAACAATGTTTCCGTTTCCATTTTCCGCTGATAGGGGTTAGCTATGAACCAACGCATCATCTACCCAACAGACGAAGGCGGTGTCGCCGTAATTATCCCCGCCCCTGAGTGCGGTCTGACGATTGAAGAAATCGCCGCCAAGGATGTGCCAGAGGGTAAGCCATTCAAGATTGTGGATGTTACTGACATCCCCTCAGACCGAACCTTTCGTGGTGCATGGGAGTATAGCCAGTGATCTCCATAAACATCACCAAGGCCAAGGCTATCGCGCATGATATGCGCCGTGCGGCCCGTGCGGAGGAGTTTGCTCCGCATGATGAGGTTATTGCCAAGCGCATTCCTGGGGTTGCTGAAGCAGAAGCAGAAGCCGCCAGGGCATCTATCCGCGTGAAGTATGCCGCTATTCAAGACCAGATCGAAGCGGCGGCTACACCGGAAGAAATCAAAGCCGCCCTTGGAGTCTAGCGATGTCGCCAGAACAAAGCGAAGCATCGAAACACATTGTTGACGCGATCAGCATCGTGACTGTTCTGGGGACATTGGCGCAAATTCTTCCGGCTATTGCCGCTGCGTTTCCAATAGTTTGGACGGTGATTAGGATTTGGGAAACAAAAACCGCCCAGACTTTCATTAAACGCCTTCGGGGGTAATAAATGCCCTACATCCCATTAAAGTTACCGCCAGGGATTTACCGCCAGGGTACGCAATATCAAGCCGCTGGACGGTGGTACGATTCCAATCTGGTGCGCTGGATTGAAGGCACGTTGCAGCCTGTGGGTGGGTGGCGGAAGCGCCAGTATGCGTCTGGCGGTTCTTATGTAAATGTCCAAGTTACTGGCGTCATGCGTGGTTCCCATGCTTGGCGTGAGAACGATGGCGATACGGTTATTGCGGCTGGCGGTGCGGCGAAGCTGTATGCTTTGAAGGCCAATACGGCTCCACAGAATATCACGCCGATCCGTGAAACGGGGTCTTTGTCTAATGCCTTCAGCACGGTTTCTGGCTCGCCTACTGTTACGGTGGCGGATACCAGCCATGGGCTAACAACTGGCGACACCGCTAACTTCAGTTCCGGTACGGCTATTGGAACGAGCGGGATCACGCTATCTGGCGATTACATTGTGACCGTTACCAACGCCAATACCTACACGGTAACGGCTTCCAGTAACGCAGCCACCACTCAAAACAATTTGGGTAGCGCGACTTACAAATATGAAATCAGCGTGGGGCGCACGGATAGCCAGAACGCTGTTGGCTATGGTGTTTGGACCTATGGTTCAAGCACCTATGGCACACCGCGTCCTCAGTTGAATGCGGCTGGTATTCTTGACGCATCTACCTGGGTCTTGGACAACTGGGGTGAATATCTGGTGGCGTGCCGGTCTGACGAAGGTAGTATTTACGAATGGGATTTAGGTGCTTCTACACGGGCTGCGATTATCACGAATGCGCCAACTAACAATAACGCCATCATTGTAACCAGTGAGCGGTTTCTGTTTGCCTTGGGCGCTGATGGTAATGGCCGCAAGGTCCAATGGTCAGATCAGGAAGACAACACCACTTGGACGCCAGCAGCGACAAACCAAGCGGGCGATTATGAGTTGG